CCGCATGCATACATGCATAAAAGGAGCGCGATGGGAAAGCGTGGCCCGACGCCGCGGCCAACTCATCTGCGCGCCCTGGACGGCGTCGAGGAAGGCCGGCTCAATCGCGACGAGCCGATTCCGACGACCGGCGACATCGTCGCCCCCGTTGATCTATCTTCGCAGGCCAGGGCCATCTGGGACCGGCTGGCACCCGACCTGATCGCCAAACGGGTGCTTACAAGCTGGGACGTTGACCAGTTCGCCAACGGTTGCCGCATTCAAGCCATGCTGAACCGCGCCCTAGACGACTGCGAGAACGCCGCCATCTCCAGCGCGGGCTCGCACGGCGGCACAATTATGAATCCCACAATCCGCGCAGTCACCACGCTGGAGTCATCCCTGCGGTCAATCTGGTCGCGCTTCGGCCTGACACCCGGCGACAGAGCGCAGTTGAGGGTGGATCACAATGGTGGACAAAAGAGCGGCGCCGAAGCCTACATCATGTAAGCCGTGCGGCTGGGTTAACCCAGTTGACCAGCACGAATGCGCTGAGGTCGGTGATCATTTCTGTGTTCCGCGCGCTGATCATGTGTGTGGCTTTTTCGAAAACCTTCTGGTGCATACCAAAGGCCGTCACGCCCGCCAGCGGTTTCTGCTGCGCGACTGGCAGTCCCAGGAAATCCTGCGGCCCATCTTCGGACACGTCGTCTGGTCGCCCGAGCACGACGCCTACGTCCGCAAGACGCGCATCGCCTACATCGAGATGGCCCGCAAGCAGGGCAAGTCACAGCTTCTAGCAGGCATTATGCTCTACCTGCTGTTCGCCGACGGCGAGGAATCCGCAGAGTTGTTCTCGGTCGCCAAGGACCGCAACCAGGCCGGTCTGGTGTTCGACGTCGCCAGCCGGATGGTGCTGCTGTCGCCGATCTTGAGCCGCGAGGCCAAGGTCATCCCGTCGACCAAGCGCATCGTGCGCGTCAGCACCAACAGCGTCTACCGCGTCATCGCCGCAGATGCAGGTCGTGCGCTCGGGTCCAACCCGTCCGGAGTGGCCGCCGACGAAATCCTGGCGTGGCCGTCAGCGGAAATCTGGGACGCACTGCGTTCCGGTATGGGCTCGATGGACCGCATGCAGCCGCTCATGGTCGCGGCCACCACCGCACCCGGTGACTCCGAAACCTTCGGCGGCGAGATGCACCGCGAAATGGTGCGCGTGGCCGAAGACCCCGACCGAGCGCCACACGTCTTCACCTGGATACGCAACCTGCCCCTAGACGCCGACATCTGGGACGAGCGCAACTGGTACATCCCCAACCCCGCGCTCGGCGACTTCCTGTCCCTTGAGGAAATGCGCCGCATGGCGCAGGAAGCCCGCAACGACCCTGTCCGCGAGCTGGCGTTTCGCAGGTTCCAGATGAACCAGACGCTCGCCTCGGAAGTCCACTGGATGCCGATGCACCTGTGGGACGAATCTGCCGGCACCGTATTCCGCGACCAGGCCACCACGATGGACGCGTTCGCGGGCCGCGAGTGCTGGATGGGCATCGACCTCGCCGCGCGCCAAGATCTCACGTCGGTGTGCTATGTGTTCCCTGATGGCGAAGCCTGCGACGTTGTGTGGCGCCACTGGATGCCCCGCGACGGCTACGAGCGCCTAGACAAAGCCAACAACGGCAAGTTGGCGCAGTGGGTGCGCGACGGGTGGCTGACCGTGACCGAGGGAAACGTGCTCGACTTCCAGGCCGTCTACGAAGCCATCGACTCCGACGCGCAGCGTTACACCGTGCTGGGCATCGACGCCGACCGCTGGTCCGCGGACCCGGTGCTGCAGGAAATCGGCTACCGCACCTACGTCAACGATGTCATGGCGTATCAGAACGATTTCACGCACATGAGCGGCGGCATGCACCGGCTGTTTGAGATGGTGAGTCAGCAACAGTTTCGCCACCACGGCAACCCGCTGGTGCGCTGGTGCTTTGACTGCTGCGAGGCCAAATTGCACACGTCCGATCCTGACCTGATCATGCCGGCCAAGATCAAACGAGACATGTCGTCCAACCGGATTGACGCCGTGGCCTCGGCGATCATGGCGACGAATGCGTGGTGGACTCGCGGCGACAGGTACACGTCCGTCTACAACGAATCGGCGCTATTGATCGTTTAAGGAAAATCTGTTGATGCGAAATCGTTTGATTAGCAGGGTGATTCGACGGCGATTCGCTGTCACACTCAAGGGCGCCGAAGGTGTGTTTTCAGGCGTGCTCACAGATTCCGACTCCAAGACCTTCGTCTTTGAGCAGTGCCAAACGGTACCGGCCAGCGAAGGCGGCACACCGTCGCCCATTGTGGGCCGAGTGTTCGTGGACCGTGACACGGTGGCCTACCTGCAGGAGCTGCCGTGATCTTGGAAAACGGACTCAACCAGCCCATCGCGCCCCAGGCTTTCAGCGAAACCGCGCCGTTATTCTTCAACGGCTATTTCGTTCCGAACCAGGGTCTGCAGCTTGAGGCGTCGTTTCAGACGTATTCTCAGTTGTACCTGCGCCAGCCGTGGGTGGCCACCGTGGTCAACCGCATCAGCCACGCCATAGCGCGCCTGCAGATGTGCGTATGGGACACCAGCCCCGCGACCGGCAATATCCTCATGCCCGCGCGCGGCAGCGGCGCCGACAAGTACGCCAAGCTGATGGCCAACCCGTGCCCGACGATGGACCCTTATGCGTTCCGGCTGTGGGTCGCGGCGACGTTTGAGGTGTACGGCGAGGTGTACCTCGTCAAGATCAAGGACGACGTAGGCCGCACCGTTGGGTTCATTCCGATGCATCCGAGCCTGACGCAGATCTTCCGCAACCAATACGGCGAACTGACCTACCGCTTCATGGGCCAACCGAACGAACTCATGTCCGAGGACATGGTCGTCCCGTTCCGCTCGTACAACCCCGAGACCGCGATGCGCGGCATTTCGCGCCTGGAGCCGCTGCGCTCCACCCTGCTCAACGAGGACGCTTCCCGGCGCGCTACCGCGTCGTGGTGGAAAAACATGGGACGCCCGAGTGCGGTCATGCACGTCGAGGGCAAGCTCAACCCGCAGGCCAAGCATGCGCTGCGCGAACAGTTGCAGATGATGTACCAGGGAGCGGAGAACGCCGGCAAGGTCGCCGTGCTGGAAAACGGCTCCAAGCTGGAGCAGTGGCAACTGTCCAGCGAGGAAATGCAGTACATCGACTCGCGCAAGCTCAACCGCGAGGAAGTCTGCGCCGTCTACGACATCTCGCCCACCGCGGTTCACATTCTCGACCACGCGACGTTCTCCAACGTGACCGAGAACTTGCGCTCGGTGTACCGCGACAGCATCTGCCCGCGTCTGGAGTTCCTTGAGTCGGTGTTCAACTACTACATCGGCACCGAGTTCGGCAACGAACTGATGATGAAGTTCGACACCCGCCAGGTCATGCGCGGCGACTTCACCGCCCGCGCCCAGGCGCACGTCCAGCTCGTCCAGGCCGGAATTGAGAAACCCGGCGAGGCCCGTCCGGAGTTCGACCTCGGCGATGCGGGTCCGCTGGCCGACCAGCTTTACGCCAACTCTGCGCTGCAACCGCTGGGCGCCGCTCCGGAGCAGATTCGCCTGCAGGGAAACCTTCTCACCGACCCCAACACCGGCATGGAACTCGCGCCGGCCAACGGCGTGCCCACCACCTCGGCTGGTGGCGGCGCCGGCGTGCCATCGGTGTCGGGCCGCAAATACCTCCGCGATTTAGCGGGCCGCGTCGGTCGCGGTCAGCCCCTTGAGATGGCGGTGCGTCAACTGCTTGACGCCAACCCCGACGACGAGGCGCAGATCGCCGACGCCTACCACATGATGCTAGAGAGGACCGCCTGATGGATGTGGTCACCAAAGCCACCGGCACCGTTGAGCCGGTAGAGAACTCCACTTCGCGCCACGGCGAGTTCGACGTCATCCTGTCCACCAGTGCGCTGGACCGCGACGGCGACGAGCTTCACCCCGACGAGTGGAAAACCCCGCTGCCCGACAAGATCACGTTTGACTCCGACCACGGCATGAGCGTGGCAACCTGCGTCGGGTCGGGTAAACCGTTCATCAACGACGACGGCCAGCTTCAGGTGCGCGGCACGTTCGCCTCAACCCCACACGGCCAGGCTGTGCGCACGCTGGTCAACGAAGGCCACATCGACCGGGTGTCGGTGGCGTTCATGGAGCACAAGACCAAGAAAGACGCCAAGCCGCAGCGCGAACTGCTCAACGG